AAAGCTTCGTATGAGATAATGAATGACTAAAGGATGGACGGAATTAATTATGATCTAACCCTATCAAATGTACAAAGAAACATAAAAAGAATCAGAAACTACGGAAATGAAACGATTTACAATTACAAAACAGAGATAGTCGAAAACATCAATGAAAAACAATTTACTGACGAACAGCGCGCCCGGTTGATTAAACTTCTTGAAGATAACGAAAGAATAAGCAAAATACAGAAGCAATTATTATCAGACACACAATTACATCAATTTGCAAATCAATGTTTACAAAGAGCAGAAATAGCATTACCAATCAGAAGTGGACCATGGCCATATGACGTAGATTTAGCATCAAAGATGATGGACGAATTAGTTAATAAAGAAAAACAGTTGCGAATCAGCTATTTATCATATAACATACAGTTTAATCCACTTGAATTTGTTGGTGATTTACCGAACGCGAATGATCGAATACAATTATGTGAATTTACAATAATACCACATCGTGATATTTTCAAGACAATTTATCCTTCAAATCCAAATAACCTCAAGATTAAAGCGAATTGGCAATGGAAAACGTACCCAACAGAACATGTTTCAGGAATTGGTGATTTTAGAATTATGATAATGGATGAACATGATGATATTTTGCATCAAGACGAATGGATGGATATGTTAATGTACGACGTTTACTCTTATACTATGACTTTTATTGTACAGACAAGAATTAGCTCAGTTTTAACAGACAGGATGGTTAACGACGATATCGAATGGTCACCATACAACGTAAGTAATGAAAGTTTCACAAGTAATGTAATTGGAGCGTATCATATATCAAAAAGTAAACTAGTAATAGCTAAGAACGCGGCTAATTTTCTACCACCGGTAATTCTAACAGATACTTTAATTAGTGACATGATAACGTATCAAAATGATCAACCTTTAACAAAAGACGTAATCCCCGTTGCAACACAAGATAGTTATTTACAAATTAAGATTGGAATGGGTGTACATCCTACGAGTTTAGAAGAAATCCCAGATAATGACGATGATAACGAGAAAATACTACTGTCAGTAATGGAATCTGATCTTGAAGATAGATGTCGACATGATTCAATGAAAATAGCAAAGATGTTAGAATTGGCATATTACGCACAATGGCAACGAGATGAACAAATGTTTCTAGATTTAAATGTTGGCTTAGATAGTGGCATCTTCACAAATTTTGGCTCACAAATCGCGACATTATACAAGATGGTATTACGTACACTACAATACGAACCTTTCGAAACAGAAATCGAACCATTTACGCATACTGAATATTACCCATATCTGTTATCACTTGGTAGTGAGACAAAGCAAATGCATCGTGTATTCAGGACAGGAATTTGGTGGGCTGCAACAACAGTTAATGAACCGATGGGATTTAAATGGCAAAAGCGAGGTGATTATTTGGCACTAACTAAACCATTTACATATACTGGTAAATCAATGTTGTCATCTTTTGAGTTTGATGAAGGACGGACCGATGTTATAACAATCCCACTAGAAGGCGCAGAAATAATAATCAAATACACCATAGTTTCGACTCCATCTACAGTGTCATACACCGAAGGAACACCACCATTTCATAATTTTATGTGGCAAACGGAAGAATTATTTGAACGTGACTCATCTAATAATAGACATATCGTGTTTAAAAGAGTATTATATCCAAAAGAATGGAATGGTTACAAAATTATGGCAAGAAGTGGAAACGTTAAGTTGAAAATTCCAAGAGTAACGCTAACTATTGATCGAGTATTTATCAGCATTAATGGATCACAAATCGAACCAATCATGAACAATTTTGATCGGAAAACACTGACAGTTATAGTAGCTTGTATTGAATATAAAACCGAAATTGTTGGAATAAGACCTGGTCAATATGATACTTCAGATGGTCAAAAGAAATATGGATTTTTCTGTGATTTAAGTCAAACCACTTTCATCAATAATAATGAAGGGAAAGAAGTTGACAGCATCATGCGCTTACCTGATGATGATAAGATATGGCAGAATGAGAAATTGGATTTTAGTTTTAAACATCAGTCACCTGAAGGACAAGGATTAATATTTTATGATTTGAGTAATTTTCATCTAAATTCAGCGTTGGGAGAGACTTTTTCAGGTACAGGTCAAGTTGGTATGTCTGGTCCAGCACGTCCGGAAGGGATCAAGGCTCAATTTGAAGGTACGTTAACAAGTAAATTAGAATCGACTTCACAATATATCATGATCAAAGAAAATGACAACTTTAAGATACCACAGCTATATCCAGAAATGTATGAACGGGGTGAGAAAGTTGAAAATACGACTAAATGGGCGGGTAGATTATTCGGAACCGTGTTATTTAAAACAGATATGTCAATGAAAATTAGTGCTTTCGTTCCGAGACCACCACAACCTCAAGATCAATTGTGGATTTTTGACGAAAAGATGGACGAATTATTGGCTTCACTACAGATGTTAATAGCAAATTGGACTAGGGATCATGAAACCTTAATGAATTTAGTTAATCGAATAGATAGATTGGAAAAAATAGTTGAAGAATTAGTCGATGGATCAGAAGTACAATTTTGGGTAGATTTGGTTGGTGGTTTACTAGGCTTTATCTTACCAGACAAAGGTATACAAGAATTAGCATCATTAGTTGGAAATAAGTTGGTCAAGGGTTTCAAAGGAATTCTAAAACGAAAAGGAAATAGTTTCAGCTGGAGAATTGGTGATTCATTTGCAAAATCAAAATATCATAGATTGGTTGAAGTGCCTGAAGTAGCGACTGAGTTGGTTGGCGATTATAGAATAGCAGAGCAAACTATGAAAGATGTAACGGCAAAGGTGACGGGAGTACCAAAACGAATTGCATATGCTACTCAAAAATGGGAGGATGTTGAAAATGAATCAATAGAATTATTCGAAATATCAGGTAAGTCAGTATTCTTTGAACAGCCAGAATATTTAAAAGCAACTGCACTAATACATACAGGATTGCCAAAGCCAGATGTTTTGAACAGAGCGATAACCGACAATAAGATTTTGGAATTAGCAACGTCAAATGGAGCAAGAGTGAATGAGTTACCATTTAATACTGCCAAGTTTTACGCTGTGCCATTAGATATAGCAGGTGAAAGAATTGGGAACTTCTTTTTTAGATTCAGTCGTAAAAATCCAAACAAATTTGATCAATTAGCAGCCGAGTCATTTATGAAAAATAATAAGCGAATGTTACACGCATACACTCGAACAGAAGTATTTGTACCAAGACCAGATAATAAAGGGATGATGTGTAGAGTTACTTACGCTGGCGTTCAGGAAGGAATTTCATTCCCAGTACCAGAGACGAATAAGATATGGGTTGGCGCAGTGACGTTTAATACGGATGTAGTTGGAAAAGCAAAAGATGGTTGGATCCTAAAACTAGGTAAATTTGAAGATTCAGGGTATAGTGAACAAGACTTAGCGAGATTAACTGAGTATACATTTGGTTATCCTCACAATTCGATGAGAACGGATACAAAATGGAAAATGGTGTGGGAAAAGTTGAACCGCAGAGATATATATGACGCACACTTATACTATGAACATCGAGCAGCAGATCCAAATAGAATTGACGCTATAGGCAGATTCGCGGAAATAACGGGTGAAAACTGGGATTATAATTTATTATTCAATAACTGTCAAAATTTTAATAGATTAATGTATGAATGGACGAAGAATGGTACAGTACCAAATGATGCACACAAACAAATCTTACTTAATGCATACATTAAAAGTTTAAATAGTGACGTTAGAGCATATATGACAGGAGTTGTTAGTTACATTAATTCTTTAGGATGTACGCAAACTCAACTAGAATATATACTTGATGCTGATAATAAACATTTGGTGGGCATTGAACAATAATCTTCCATCTATGATCTTAGTCTTTAAGTGGATCCGTGGCGGTGTCACAAGGGATTACAGTGCGAAGCCC